CCACCGTCACCACCGCCTCCGTCACCGCCGCCGCCTCCGTCACCGCCGCCACCATCCCCGCCACCATCCCCGCCATCGCCAGCATCGCCAGCATCGCCAGGGCCAGCAGCGTCAGCAGTGGCAGCATCAGACATTGAATTGGCATTGTCAGCCGCAGCCGCAGCAGCATCAGCCGCCGCCTGTGCGTCCATATCAGATTGCGTGGCAGCCGCAGCAGCAGCGGCATTGGCATTCGGATCAGAAGCGGGGCTACCCATAGCACCCATAACGCCTAGGCCAGCCATTGCTCCCATTGCAGCCCCAACAGGGCCACCCATCATGCCGCCAATCGCCATGCCGCCCAAGGCCGGGCCTGCTGCCTGCGCAAAGCCAGCAAGGTCTTGCCCAAAATTCCCAGTGCCGGGCGCACCAGATGGACCCTGCGAGCCCGGCGCTTCACTATTACCCCCGCCGCCAGAACCATATCCCCCAGCAGTTTGATCAGGGTAAGCATCATCTTGAGGGGTATTTTGCCCTGACTGCAAAGCCCTCATCCGCTCATTTACAATCCGCGATGGATCAGTCGCTGGATTAAATGCAGGCGGTTGAAAGGGTGTAGGCGCCGAAAAGTCAGAGGGATAAAAGGTTCTAGGGGTAGCCAAGTTACTCCCCAAATTCTCATAGAACCCCCCATTTGCAGCCTGCCGCCGCGCAATCATCATAGCCTGCCGAATAGCCTTGCGCGGATCGTGGTTCATTGCGGCAACGCTCCCCCAAGCCCAGGCAGCGGCGGCAGATTACCGCGCCGCGCCCTCTCCTCTAACTCGCGCTCCGTGACAGCCTGGAAGGCAGGCCGCACAAGCGGCGCCACAACCGGCGCGCTCTCTGGATGCACTGCAAGGTTCTGCGCCAAGTCAATGAGCTGTAGGCGTTCACGGGCGATAGCTTCATCGGTCTTTGCCCCCATGGCCCGCTCTTCAAGGCCAGTCTGCACATGGAATTTAGACACATCCAAGCCCATGCGCTGCTCATGCATGGCCTGATTGGCTTCAGACTGCTGGGCTTCCAGCGCCGTGTCAGCCTCCATCTTCTTAGCCCGCGCTTGGGCTTCCATAGCCTTCGTGTCGGCCTCCTGCTTCTTAATCTGCATCTCAGCCTGCGCCTTCAGCAGCTCAGGCGGCGGCTTGCCCTGCGCGTCAGGCGACGCAAAGAATTGCTCAGGGTTGTTCCAGCCAATGGCCTGCAAGGCAGCCGTATCAATCGCAATCGGGTCGTACAGCCCCGGCTGCGCCTGCTGAAGCTGCTTCAGCGCCATGATCTTCATCAGGCGCTGCGTGTGGCTGGCGGTGTTGGGATCGGCCTGTGGCACCAGCTCTGCATTGTCCAGGGCTTGCAGGAAGCGCTGCTCATCCCACGGATAGGCATTCTTGCGCTTGCGCTGCCAGAAGCTCTCAGGGTTCTCGCGGAAGCATTCGGCCAGCAATTGGAATTCCTGCGCCTGGGCAGCATGCATGCGCTTGTGAACGCTGTTCAGGATCTTCTGCGCCTGCTCAATCATAGCCAGCGTGGTGCCAACCGGCGCATCAGCGCGGCCCTCACCAACCATCATCTCGCTCACGCCACCAATGCGCTGACCAGTCTCAACGATGTTCTGCACAAGCTGCATTAGCGCGCCGCTCGGCTCCTTGTACGGCAGCGGCATGATCGCCTGCTGGATCGGCATGCCGTTGGTCTTCACCAGGGCGCCGCCGCCCGGAGGCACACGGAAGATGTTTGTGTTTTGCCTCGCGCCTGCGTCTGCGAACAGGAAGCCCGGAAAGTTTGCGTACATCCCAGCGTCCAAAAGCTCGCGCCATGCAGCCGTCACCGCGTTTGTCGTGTTGCCAAGAATATGCAGCAGCCCGATGTCGTAGAAGCCGAAGCCGGGCATGAAGGTGTACTTGACGAAATTACTGCGGGCTTCAGGAAGCTCAGCAGTGTCTTCGTCATAGTTGCGCACCACCGAGAGGATCTTCTTTGAAGATGCATCGATGGTGACGCGGTACGGGATCTCCAGGCCAGTCTCTTTGCCCTTGTAGGTATGCTCAAAGCCCTGGATGTTCAGCTCGCAGTAGCATTCATAAATCTCACGATCCCTGTCATCAGGGTTCATGACATCGGGCGACACACCTTCCTGCGATTTCTCTTCACGCTGCAAGCTATCAAGGTTGTGCGCGTTTGGTGTGCTGAGATCAGTATCTTGATACACGCCCAGGATTTGCAGGCGCTTCACCATGCTGGGCTTCAGGAACGTGCGGTGCGTGACACGCTTTGCATTCTGCAAGTCGGTCGCGCCATTGTTCACGATTAGATCATCAGCATCAACCGTTTCGCTGACGGGACGATTGCGCAGCGGGCAGTAATACACCTTCTTGAACGCGGAACCGCCGAAGCCAAGCATCAGCAGCATGCGGTCAGTGTCTGGGTAATACTCGGTCGCCACCGCCGTCAGGTAATGATTAAGGTCGCGCTCCAGCGCATTTGCCAGCTCATCTTCTTGAAGGCTGGGGTCGTTATCGTCGTTGCGGATTTTCACCGGGCCATCGGTGGGCAGCAGCTCAGACCGCGCATTGGCTTGGAAACGCAGCACTGCTTCCAGCAGCAGCGGGTGCCGCACCTTTGACATGCCTTCAACCGGCGCGCCGTCAGCAGCACCAGCAAGGCTGGGGATTTCAATCTTCAGGCCAAGCAGCTTCAAGCCGGTGGCGCGATCTTCAATCCATTCGCTGCGGCTTTGCAGATCATCGCGGATGCCGCGCAGCAGGTCTTCGCTGATGCGGCCCAATTCCATCTGTGGGATTTGATCAACGAGGTTATCAAACCAGCCGGTTTCTTTTTTGCCACCGGCAGGCTCCAGGGGCTGGCCATCAATCCGCACCGTGATGCTGCCATCGGGATGCTCGATGGACAGGATGTTGCCGCTGTCATCGGTCTGAGGCTGATCGGCGGCCTCATCGGCCTCCATGATCACAACCTCTTCGCCGGGCGGCAGCTCAGGCGCCTCGGGGGCGGGCTCACGGATTGACGGGCTAAGGCCAGGGACAAGTGGCATGGTCACTCCCTCTCGCGGGCCATATTGCACATGTGGCCACGCAGTCGCAACAGATTAGACAGGATACAAAGGCCCAGGGCCTGCGCCCTGATGCTGCATACTCTCCTGCACAGCAGCGGTCCATTCGGGGCCACGGGTCAGCAGGCCCAGGTCACGCATGTGCCTGATGGCTTGGCTCACCGTATCCACAAGGTCATCATTCTTGCCCTTGGGGAAGGTGCCGACCTGGGTGATCACCTGATCGGCCCAAGATCGGTCGGGCGAATAGACCATCCCCTCGGCAAACAGGTGCTGTACGGAATACAGCCGGGCAAGCTTGTCCTGGCCCTTGGGGTCCAGAAGCTGAACGCCCCAATCTTCATGGCCAAACAGGCGCCGCAGCTCCTGGGCCACGGAATGCCCGGCTGCCTTGTTTTCGATGATCAGCTTATCCACGCGCATGCGGCGGCAGGTGGAAGCCACCTTCTCAACCAGATCATGCAGCTCCAGGCGCTCGGCCCAGGCATTCATCAGCATCACGCGCGGGTGCTGCTGGCTGTAACTGCGCTCAACGCCGTCCTCGGTCTTGGCGGCCTGGGCCACAACATCGCCGGAGAAGACGCCCCAGACGGTCATGGCAGAAAAGTCGTTTTCAGTCTTGGTGGTGTAGGCCGTGTCCAGGCTGGCCACGATATAGTCCATGGCCGGGTAGGCATCCTCGGTCCAAAGCTGCCACCAGTCGCGCTTGATGATCCCGCCGCCCTTGGGCTCAGGGCGCTGCTGAAGCTGCCCGGCAGCGGTCCATGGCCCCATCTGCTTTTCCAGGGTGGCCACTTCGGGCTCGCCAAAGCGCTCAGGCCACAGAAGCTCCCCGGCTTCCTCACGCGGGTCTTGCCAGCCAATGGAGGTCACAAAGCTGCGCTCTGGCTCGTATTTCATCGGCAAACAAAGATGCGTCCAGTTGTCGGCGTCTTTGGACAGGATGTGGCCGGTCAGGTCTTCCTCGGACAAGCGCTGCTGGATCACGATGAAGGCGCCGGTCTTGGGATCGTTCAAGCGGGTGCTGAGGGCGCCGTCCCACCATTCGATGGTGGCTTCAATGGTGGCCTCAGAGAAAGCTTCCTGGGCAGCGTTGGGATCATCCACCACGATGATCGACCCGCCTTCGCCGGTCAGCGCTGATCCCACGGAGGTGGAGAGGCGCGATCCGCCCAGGCTGTTGTCAAATCGGGTCTTGGTGTTTTGATCGCCGGTCAGGCTGAAGCGGCTGCCCCAGAGGCGCTGATACCAGGGCGACTCGATCAACCTGCGGCACTTCACACTGTCGCGAAGGCTCAGGCTCTGGGCATAGGATGCATGCAGGAATTGAACGCCAGGGCCGCTGGTGGGGCTGCGATGACGCTGCGCCCAGACCCACGCAGGGAAGGCTACGGAGGTCAGGGAGGACTTGGAGCAGCGCGGTGGGATGTTCACCAGCAGGCGCCTGATCTCGCCGTCACAGACGGCTTGCAGATGCTCTGCAACGGCCTCGATCACCCAGCCAGGGGTGAATGGCGAGGGGTCGATGTACTGCCAGCCGCTCATTAGGAAATCGTATAAGCTTTCCTCACACTCAACCCGGTCAAGCTCTGCCAGCATATCATCGGGATCAATTTCATCGGCGCCAAAACGCAGAATAGCCATTACATATTCCAGTATCGGAACCGCGCGATACATTCACCTAGCGCTTCGTGCATGTCCCTCACTGTATCTTCATCTAATAGTAATCTGTAATTTTTACCCTTGCTTGAGCTAAATTCAAAATCAATAAGGTTCAAACTTTCGTTTGCTTTGAACCTTATGACGTGAACCGTAGTCGGACACATGTGATCAAACCAAGCATCGCCTTCTCTGGCTTTTTCCCATTCATCTTCCATAATCATCCCTTTCCTTTTGCGGCCAACAGAGCGGCCCGTAAAACATCTCGCTGCTCTTGTGTCAGCGCAGAGGCATCAAACGCCACTTTAGTCTCAGTCTGAAGCGGGCCACCGCCAGGGCCGGTATTCTCCTGAATGCGCCGGTCGCCGTAAATCCTGGGCGCCATCTTCATCGCCCGCCACTGCGCCGTGGAAATCTTTACCTTCATTGACTGATGATTATCCTCAGTCGTTTCAGCGGCCATTTGCTCAATCTTATCAACAAGATAATCTGCAAGACCTTCTCTCGCGCGCGCGCACCGTGCCTCAAATTCTTTGTTTTCGTCAAGCCATCTGTAAACTGTCGCCCGCGAAGGCATCGCCTCATCACGGCAAATATTAACCATGCTCTCGCCTTCAATCATGCGAGTAATTATTTGATCTGCAATGGTTTTTGAATAAATAGCTGGCCTTCCCGCTTTCTTTTTTTCGGGTTCGGCTTCGGCTTCAGGCTGTATCTTCTTGGGGCGTGGCATGATGGCCTCCTGCCCCAAATATAGTAGAACCTGCTGGGCGGTTCCAGCAGGTTCTTTGGGAAGCCTTAGAAGTTGTAATCGTAAAACTTGCGGGGCTGCACGGCCAGGACAAAACGCTCACCATGCTTGCAGCGCCACCGGCCATCCTTTTGCAGGCGGATGCGGATCACGCGGGCTTCTGGGTTGCTGGTGATGGTCCATTCCTGCTTGTGCTGGTCGGAGAAGTGGCCGACGAAGCCGCCGGGCTTGAAGCCCATATCTTCGGCGGGGTTTGCGCGCTCTGCGTTCATTTCGCGGATTTCGATGGTGCGGTCGCTGACGCGGCGCACGATTTCGTAGGGATTTACGTCAGAGTAGCCGATGTGGTTTGCGAAGTTGAAGGTCATTTCCGTATCTCCATCTCAATCGGCGTCATTGCCTGAGTGATCTTGTAGCGATATGCGACAATCACCGCAAGAGCAATTTGACAAAAATCTTCAGAAAAAGTGCATCTATTTTTTATGTGGTTGATTTCGTTGGGAAATATAGCGCACACAAAACCCATGAAATATGTGCGCTATGCTGTTTTTGGGGGTCTATTTTGGGGGTTCCGTCCGTTCCACCACATGCAGCACCTTGCCGTCAGGCCGGGTGACGGTGAAGGGCGGTTGCGTGAAGCCAGCCCGGATCAGTGGCAGCTTGGGCAGCATGATCCATGTGCCACCCGGCTGATCCAGCCAGTAGCCCCATTCGGGTTCGTTGCTCATCAGTGTACGGCCTCGCTCATGGGTTGATCATCGCTGATTGGTGGGAAGGCAGCCACGATGGCTGCCATGTCAGCGGCAATGCTTTGCTTGCAGCCGGGCTTGCCGGTCATTTCAATGGACATCGCCAAGGCTTGTGCCAGCGCGATAGTGATTGCCTGCCCATCAAAGCCCCTTTTCTCGCCTATTTTTGCCACCTGTTCGACGACAGCGCATGCGAACATTAAAATTTCTACGGCATCTTTTTCCTGTTCGCTCATGCTGCTTTCTCCTTCTTTTCCAACATCAGCTCCAGCATGCGGATGACTGATACCGGCACGGGGGCCTGGGCGCCAATCCAGCGGAATGCTGTGGCGCGGTGGATGCCTGCCAGGGCGGCGAAGTCTTCGGTGTGCAGGTCAAGGGCGTCCAGCAGCCTGACAAGGTTTTTGGCGGTGGTGTCGATCCGGGTGGTGATCATTTTTGAATCTCCTTCAACGCATCTTCGGTGAGGCGTAGGGACATTTTGAGATCGGCCAGAGCGATGTTCCGGTGATAGCCGGGGAGGCGATCCACGACCCGGCGCAGGACATGGTTGAGATATCCTGCGACATAATCCTGGCCCATATTTTTTGCCTTGGCGTAGGCCAGTAGGGCTTCCGTTAGGGCATCGGCTGGATGAAGCTCTTTCATGCTGCTTCCCTCCAGCCAGAAGTACCTACGGGCCAATATCCGGCGCCTTCATCCCGCGACATTTTATTTAAGCTGTTGCTCAAGGTGTAAGCGCTGTGGATCATAGGGGGTACAGACTTCATGCTTTTCCATGCTGGAATGGGCAGCCCGGCCTTGCGCAACGCCATGACACGGTAGCGGGCTGTCTCGTATGCAGCGGCGCATGCCGGGTGGGGTGCGCGATCTATGAGGTAGTAATCCATGGGCTTGCCTTCGCGGGCATCATTCCACCCTGCCCAGGCGAAAGGTACGCGGGGATCACCCGCGAACCCAAGGCGCGCTTTGTTGTTGGACTTGTTCATGGGGTTTGTCCTTTTGCCTTGGCGATGATCACGCGGGCGTTGGCGTGGATGATGTTGTTGTGGTGGGCGATATGAAGCTCAAGTACGCCTTTCAGGGCTTTCAGCAGATCGGGTGCCGCTGAGATCAGCGCTGCATTGGCTGCCGCGTTTACCTCGTTGGTTGTAAGCACGGTGGCCAGCAAGCTTGGACCGGCGACGATTTCGTATGGGCGGTTGACGCCCCCGATGGGGACGCCGCCTTTCACATGCCATGGGCCTGGGGTGTGGTTCACCTCTCAGCCCTCCGCAGTCTTGGCTTTGGCGCGCACGGTGGTGATCACGCTCTTTTTGGTGCAGGCGGCGATTTGCTCGGCGGTCAGGTAGGACTGGGCCTGTTTGGCGTCGAAGTTGGTGCGCTCGGAGAGGCTGACCACCACATCGGCGAATTCACCGCAGATCTTTTCCTTGCCGGTGGCGACGATCTGGTCGCGCACGGACTTCACTTCGGCTTCCAGCTCCTTCAGGCGCTCGTTCAGGGTGTGGTAGCGGTCGGCGAGGGTGAGGTTATCAAGCATCTGTAATCTCCATCAGGTCGGCGTCATTGCCGTGAGATGGTTATGGCATTAGTCGCGACACGCGACAAGCATAAAATTAGATGCTTAACCAAATTTTATATTTACAGGGAAAATCCCCCGGCGCTGTTTCGGGAGATGGAGGTAGCGCCGGGGTAGTCAGGTCTGGGGAACCCCTCTCCGTGGACAGTCGGGAGGGTGTGTTACCCTATCGTTTTTTCTTTTCGGCCTGCAACATCTTTTCCAACATTTCGTCTTGGCGGGCGATTTCCTGTTCCACCTTTGCCAGCTTAGTCATAGTTTTCTGGTAGGCTAGGGTGTCACCCCATTCCAGGTCTTGTTTGGCCCGATCCAGCAGGTGCGGTACGCTATATCGCAGGGCCTTGGGGCCGTTCAGCATCCGGTCAATATACTCGGGCGGCGTGTGCTTAATGAGCAATCCCATGGTCAGCCCTCCTTCTGGTTTGGCAAAAAGAGCTTCATGGCGCGTCGAAGAATCCGCTCCATTTCAGGCTGGCCGTGAAATAGCCCAGGCCCGCGATTGTCGCGGTCAGGGCCATTATGTTCCACAGGATCATCGTTATTCGGAACAACATTCATCTCAATCTCCATATCAATCGGGGATCAGGATGATCCCCGTTCTGTTATGATCCACCAAAAATCAGCAGAAGCAAGACCCCTGCGGCCATGGTGCCGAAAAAGCTGCATCCCATGATCAGCAGCAGGGCCAGGACGGCTGATCCCCAGTCTTTGCGTTTGTTCATGCTTGCTTCTCCTTCAATGCCACCCAGCGGGCCAGCAGCGCGGCTTCTGCCCTACCATCGTCCTTCACGCGGTCGAAGGCACGGCTGCCGGGCCATAGATGCTGTGCGGTTGCCCTGGCAGCGCCTTTGTCGGCAGGAACGGCAGCCTGCCTCTTCCACACGGCAGGCCGGAAGAATGCCATGGGGATGCGCAAGCCAGCGCAGACACCCGCCAGGATGCCTGCCGAGTATCCAAAATTGAACATGCTGGTGACGCCCTGACCGGGCATGGCCCCCACCTCTTCGATGGCTGCCAACCGGATCAGATCATCATGCTCTTCCAGCATGCTGACCAGCATCTGGGGGCTAACCTTCTTTTTTCCATTCACTTCAACGGTCGGCATGTCTGCCACCCGGATCAGGTGGCCATCTTCGGACACCCATGCGATGGCCCCTGACAGGCCTGGGTCAATCCCGATGATCATGCTTCCTCCTTCAGCCGGGCCAGCAGCACAGTGTGGGCAAGATCGCGGCGCTGCGTGGTGGTGGCAGCGCCATCATCGACCATGGCGCGGAACACCCGCCATTCCTCGTATGGCATGGTGGGCTTCCAATCGCCTGTGCCTGCTGCGCGCTTGGCCACGATGATCCACTCCGGGCCGACCTGCTCAACGCTGGTGGCTTCGATCCGGGTGGTGATTGTGGGGCCGCGTGGGGGAAGCCCCACGCTGGCCTTCTGTGAGCCTTTCTGAGCCATCAGCGCGCCTCCAGGGCTGCTTGGCCCAGCGGGGTATCGGCAAGCTGCCCCAGCGCCCGCATGTAGGTTTCAAGTAATGCTTGCTGCTCTTCCCATTCTGATTGATCTTTCTTCCGGCTGGCGATCAGCATGCGCAGCACCTTGGTGTCGAAGCCAGCCGATTTGGCTTCCGTGTAGATGTCCTTGATATCGGCCTGGAGGAGCTTGCGCTCGTCCTCCAGTTTTTCGATCCGCTCAACGATGCTCATCAGGCGTTCAGCGGCTACGTTGTGTCCAATCTGGCTCATGTCCAATCATCCTCTGTCTTGGTTGTTTCGGGTTCATCCAGCCATATGCCTTCCCCCCTGGAAGGCTGGTGACGTTCAGGGGCTTCATCCGCAATGGCATCGCGTTCCGCCGCATCTACGGGGTCGTCGATGGTCCAATGCCGAATTCTGATGTTGGCCGGTGCTGGGTGGCAGTTGCAGCACCTCCAACCGTGGTGAGGCTGTTCTGCCTCGGTCCAAAACCTGATACCGCCCAGGCATGGCTTGCATGCCTCTACTGGCGGCATGGGCAGCGGGTCTGCCCAGCCAACATATGTCATCTCAATACCGATCTCCCATGCTCTACGCCACGCGGCCACCTGCCGGGGCGTTGCCTTCACCTGAGCCAGATGGCCCAGGCCCGGCGTTTTCTTCTGATACCGATTCCCAGCGCCTTTGCTGCCTCCTGGGCGGCTGCCTGCCTTAACCATCATTCCTCTCCCCCCAGGGCTTTCCGCAGCGCCTGTAGGCAGCGCCAGCGGGGCCGTCAGGCCCCCCCGCGAAGCGGGTGGCGCGCCTACTGGTGCGCGGCCTAT